ATATAGCAAAGTCTTTTGCAAAATTATATTATAAGCAGCAAGAAACAATCGCAATTATAGGATAACCAGATGGCATCTAATACAATTACTTTCGACCCAGATTCTGGAATTCCTTATGGTGCAAATTTGACTATTTTTGGTGGAACTGATTTCGCTCAAACATTCAATATTAAGAATACTTCAAATAGTGCCTTCAATCTTACAAGTTATTCTGGAGCAGGAAAGTTATCTAAATCTATTGGTATTGGAGCATCGACTGGTAGTGGCAACTACACTGCCTTTACGGTTGGTATAACAAGTGCTTTAGATGGTACATTGAAGATTTCTTTAACAGACACTCAAACTAAGGCATTGGATCAAGGTAGATATATGTATGATGTTTTGGTTACCATAGGATCATCAACGTATCCTTTAGTGAATGGTAATGTTTATGTATATAATACCGTTACACAAAGAACCTAAATACACATAGGAAACTGGTGGATAAATGGCGCAACCAGCAAGTAGATCAGAATTAATTGCGTACTGTAAGAGGCAGCTAGGTGCCCCTGTATTGGAGATTAACGTCGCAGACGAACAGATTGATGACTTGGTTGATGATGCCCTCCAGTTGTTCCAGGAACGCGACTATGACGGAACAACTAACACGTTCCTGAAATATAAAATAACTCAAGCAGACATTGATAGAGGAAGAGGTAGAGGCGGAAGCAACCCCATCGGTATTGTAACTACAACTGCAAGTTCTACAATTGATGGACAGTCTGTATCATTTTCTTTTGAGGAGAACAGCAATTACTTACAAGTTCCTCCAGAAGTTCTAGGTGTAACGAAGATATATCACTTTGATGGTTCTAACACGACCACCAACAACATGTTCAGTATTAAGTATCAGTTATTCTTGAATGATATTTACTACTTTGGATCAACAGAAATTTTAACCTATGCAATGACAAAACAGAAGCAGATTAGATTTAATATAAGACAAGATAGACTTTACTTGGATATTGACTGGGCAAGCGTCACTGTAGATGATTACTTGGTTATTGATTGCTATAGATTACTTAATCCCAATGACTTTCCAAGAGTCTATAACGATGGTTTCCTGAAACGTTATCTGACGGCACTTATCAAGAGACAATGGGGACAAAATTTAATCAAGTTCCAGGGAGTTAAACTACCAGGTGGCATAGAACTGAATGGTAGACAAATATATGACGATGCAGAAAAAGAACTGGATAAGATTAGAGAGGTAATGTCGAATACCTACGAACTGCCACCACTTGACATGATAGGCTGATGGTTTTAAATCCTTTCTTCACTCAAGGCACTTCTTCTGAGCAAAATCTTGTTCAGGATCTGATCAACGAACAGTTGAGGATGTATGGTGTAGACATATACTACATTCCAAGAAAGTATATGTCAGAAAAAACTATCATTAGAGAGGTAGTTCAATCTAAATTTGACGATGCTTTACCGATTGAGGCATATGTTGATAACTATGATGCATACTCTGGTGCAGGTGATGTGTTGTCTAAGTTTGGTATTGAGTCAAAAGATGAAGTGCGACTTATTATATCAAGAGAAAGATATGAAAACTATATTACTCCACTGATTCAGGGAAAATCAAATGTAAAACTTTCTACTCGTCCAAAAGGTGGTGATTTGATTTGGTTCCCACTTGATGATCGTCTTTATGAAATTAAAGATATTGAGTATGCGAAACCATATTATCAGTTACAGAATCTATATGTTTATGAGTTATATTGCGAACTCTTCCAGTATCAGGATGAGGTCATTGCAACAGGAATTGAAGATATTGATAATGAATTGCTAGGTGATGAAACTGATGGATTGACTGATGATGGTATTAGTACGGTTCAGGGAATTACTCAGACCCTTACAATGGTTGGAACTGCAGTTCAAGCAACTGCCACCATAGGACTGGTCAGTGGCGGTGTAAGGTCATTTACAGTAACCAATAGGGGTGGCGGATATGGGATGATTCCTATTGTTGGGGTTTCTTCAGCACCCTCGGGTGGAGTGACTGCTGTTGGTATTGCAACAATGATTGGTGGTATTAATGTTTGCAATCTCAATGCAAATGCAAGATTGCAGTCTGTGCAAACAGTTAATGTTGTTAATCCTGGATCAGGATATACAGTTGCACCTTCGGTAACATTCAGAACTACTGATGGAACAGGTGCTGGTGCTGCGGCGACAGCAACTATTGGAGATGATATTGTTGGTGTAGTCACAGTTACAAATGCTGGTGGAGGATATATTGACAATCCAGTAATTACATTTACGAATGAAATATTTAAGGTGGGGGTAGCCACTGCTGGAGCATCTGCAGTTTCTACAGTAAGTGCTGCGGGAACAATAACAAGTATTCAATTAACAAATGCAGGTGTTGGATATTCTGTTGCTCCTACGATTTCCATTGCTGCACCTATTTCAGGAACAAATATAGGCAACTTTGCATTTAATGAGATAATAACTGGATCTACTAGCAACACAACTGCAAGAGTTAGATCCTGGGATGCTGATACTAATGTTCTTGAAGTTGCAAATGTTTCTGGAAGATTCTCTGCAGGAGAAACTTTAACTGGATCAACCTCTGGTGCTACTAGAGTTCTGAGAACTATAGACAAAACTATTGATAATGACCCATATGCAGATAACTTTGATATTGAGACAGCTGCTGATGCTATATTAGACTTCAGCGAACATAATCCTTTCGGAATACCCTAAATAGTTTTACTGCAGGTAATAGTCTAAAGTTTAATCATGTTTGAATACTTTTACAACGAGATTCTGAGAAAAACCATTATTGGTTTTGGAACTCTGTTTAATTCTATGGAGATTCAGCAGGATAATTCCGTTGTAAGAATTCCTTTGGCATATGGTCCTACTCAAAAGTTTTTAGCTAGAATTGAGCAGTCACCAGATTTGAATAAACCCATGGCAATCACATTGCCAAGAATGTCCTTTGAGTTTACTGGACTTACTTACGATCCCAGCAGAAAAGTAACTACCACTCAGACATTCATCGCAAAAGACAAAGATGATGGAACTGAGACACGCAAATCATACATGCCAGTTCCCTACAACATGGCATTTGAGTTAAGCATCTATACTAAATTAAATGATGATGCACTTCAAATTGTAGAACAAATTTTACCATATTTCCAACCAGCATATAATCTTTC